AATTTATATGCAGTTGGGTTTTCTTCCTCTGCGGTTTGCATCCGTTGTTGGTATTCACCAAGCTTTTGCTTAGCGTATTCGTCTTTACCTAAGACAGATGCACCTAATGCCGGAAGCAATTCTGAAAATGTTCCTTTAGTACCTTCCCATCCACGTTTAGCGCCACCGGCAATAAGTTGCCCTATACCAAGTTCACGAGGGTCAGGTTGCCAATCCGCTTCTTGTTGCTTAGTCATAGCCGCTTGTTGCATAGCGGTAGCACGAGCCATAATTTCATCTCTTGGCATAGAGTCAGGCATCATTACATCGCCGACCCCCGGTATAGTTACCCGTGGCATAGTGCTTCCTTATTCAAATGGGTTGGCTAATTCTGATGTTGGCGCAGCAGATTTTCTATTAACTGCTGACATTCTAACCATTTCATTTTCCATATATTTATCCGCAAAAGCATCAAAATCTTCCCTAGCTTTTTTATATGTAGATGTTTTAGGTCCATAGTTAGTAAGACCATCTTGAATTTTTGCGGGTAACTTTGAAAAGAACGGCGCAGATGATGGCATAGCTTTATATCCATCATATTTATCCTCAAGTTTCATATACGCTATGTTACCAATACCACCACCAAGTCCAGCCGCACTAGTACGAGGACGTTCTTTCATGTAGTTGCCAGTTTGCGTTGCTTGGTATGCCTGTGCCGCACGGAGATCATTAATGCCCGGCGTTTCAGAAATCTTATTGTTAACATCAGCAATTTGTGCATTAGCTTGGGCAATACGAACTGGAAGTTCTGCTTTGGATATACCAAGTTTTTCAGCTTCCATTTTAAGTTGTTCACCAGTAAGACCAAGAGCCAATAGCTGTTTGACCTTATCATTTTTTGCCGTATTAATTTTGTCAATGTCAGACATATATCCCTGGAACGCAGGTTCTGCGCCTTCAGCCCAACTACTAAAAGCAGTTTGAACTTTACCAGGTTCGACTTTACCCGCTTTACCTGCTGCGCCCATAGCACCTTGAATAAGACGCATTAACATAGCGTTAGACCTTGCTTTCTCTGGATCTTCAGCATTGTCGTTAATCATCTTTTCGTACTTAGTTAATAATGAAGTAACGCCAGATGTATCCCCCCTAGGCGCATCTGCACTTAAATAACTAAGGGGGCTGGCAGTAGTCGTGCTTGGCGTTGCGGGTGCTCCCTCTCTGGCTTTTACTGGGGTATCATGGATAACAATACCAGTATCTGTTGGTGTAGGGGTAGTAGTTGTATTTGTGGATGGTGTGTAACTTTTTTCACTAGGTGGGGCTGTTCTTTGTGCTTGTTCCGCAGCAATAATTGCTTTTGGATCAATTTTTGTACCTGCACCTAAATTAAATAACCTAGCCAAAATACCAGGGCTTGTATCTTGTTTTTCATTTTCATACATCCCAGTTTCTGGGTCTAAGTATGGGTTAGTACCACCAGCCAAACGCATAACCCCACCCTCTGCCGCCATTTGTGTTGGCAAGTTAGACGGTGCTTGGTCAATACCTTGAGGAGGTTGTTGTGGAGCAGGTTGTGGTGGCGCAGCTTGAGATATACCTTGTGGTTGCGCAGGGGATGCTGGATTCATACCGCCTGTAGGTGCAGGCGCACCGCCTTGTTGGGCAGAAAGTATTTGATCAAGTTTAGCCAAATCAGCCGCATACTTATGCGCTTCGTCATTGTGCCCTTCTTCAACCGCTTTTTCTAATTTAGCTTCGATAGTAGATTTTAACAATTCAATTTGTTTAGCTGAGTTAACTTGCGCAACTTTAGCTTTTAGGTCGTCTATTACAGTAGATTTAGGTGGTGGAGTTTTAGGAGCCGAATCCGCTTGTTCGCTAAGTTGAATCGCCTCGGCAATGCCCCCGGCAGGTTTAGATATTGTTCCGTCCTGCATACCCTTATCAATAGTTTGTTTAGAGTATTTATCAGGAGCTAACATAACTTTGCGGTTAATAGCAGCAATACCGCCACTATCAAAACGCTTGGCTTTTAAAATACCACCTTCAGCTTTATTAGCTAAAGCCACACCAGCCGCCGTTGCACCAGCAAGGGGAGCTATTTGACCAAACACGGTTGGAGCCGCAGCTTGTTGGGTAGTTGTTACATCTGTAATTGGTGTACCAGAAATTAAATTCTTAAGCTGACCAAGTTGCGTCATCGGATACTGCTGTGCAGTATTGTAATTTTGCATTCCTTGGTTAATGATATTTTGCTGTTGCTGTTGCTGTTGTCCGCCAACAGTACCTTGCATATTAAGAATGTTTTGCTGAGCACCCAACTGCTGTGTGCCAATATTTGCAAGGTTTTGTCCCTGTGTGCCCGCAAGACCATATCCAGATTGTTGAGCCCCAACTCCTGCAAGACCCGCATTGGCTCCTGCAATACCTAAATTACCAGCTTGTTGCGCACCAGACAAGCCCAATCCATACCCTTGCAGTGCTTGAGACCCTGCTTGATTGGCACCTTGTAAACCTTGTGCATTACCTGTTAAAGCGTTTTGCAAACCCTGCATTTGGAACGTACCGGCTTGGTTGTATTGGTTTTGGGCTGCAGTGAAAGCATTGTTATATGCATTACCTACCAGTTGATTTTGCGCCAACATTTGATTTTGTTGGTTTAATCCTTGCATCAAAGCTTCTCTACTTCCGCCAAAAGCTCCAGCAGATGTGGCAGCACCTTGTTCAGCAGCTCCCTGCATTCCATATTGTTGGTTAAGCAATTGCATTGATGGTGCAAGAGCTTGATTTATATATGGATTCATATATCCACCAACTTGATTTTGGAAATCTTGTGGTGTAGCACTAGCACCTAAAGCAGCCGCCTGTTGACCAATTTGGGAACCTTGTTGTCCATAGCCTAAAGATTGTCCCGCATATTGCTGTCCAGTATTAGCTCCCAATCCGCCATATATATTAGATAGTCCAGCATTTTGCTGAGCGGCCCTAGATCCTTGTTGACCATATTGGGCAGCGGTTTGTGTTGTGCCCAAAGCTCCCGCTCCGGCTTGATTAGTTAGATCCGTAGCTGTTCCGTATTGACCTGGTGTTTGTAAATTAGCTACAGACTGTTGTTGCTGTTGTTGTAGCGGAGTAAACCCAGCTACAGATGCATTGGCTGCGCTTTGATCAGAAGCGCTCATCCCGTATTGACCGCCGGCAGGATTTATACTTCCATAGGCTTGGTAAGGGTTTACACCAGTAATCTGACCGGTATTGGGATCTGTATTAAATACTTGTTGCTGAGCCGCACCAAGATATGACGAGACATATGGTTGCGCCCAAGGCGATAAACTTGTATATTGATTTTGTTGTTGCGTTTGTCCGCCGCCGCTTGATCCACCGCCCATAATAGACTCCTAAATATCTGATTGCACTACTGTGTAGCGCTTTGCAAAACTATACCGTCTCAGTAATCTAGCCACAGAATCTCTTACCGCACCCTGTATTCTAGTTGCTCCCATGTTTTTTACTATTTCTTTCATTTGATTAAAAGTATCGTGGTTCATAATTAACTTACCACCTATCGTTGTAAAAAACGCCACCCTGTGAGTCGGATAGTTTATAAATGAAACTGTTCCTGCCCCATGAATCACATTGTTTTCATCAACCGCAACCAATAAAACCCAAGTTCCAAGATTTACAAACATTTGGATTTGGTCCATACTATAATCACCGCCCCCATGCTTATGTGCTTCAGCAATAAAACTTTCAACTAAAGGCCAAGTTTGGGCGCAATAGTTTGTAGCGACGTGCTTTATAGTTAATGTCATGCAGGTATATATTTTTCGGGTTGAATTTGTTTACCTTGTTTTGTATTCCCTGTTCGGGCTTTACGAACTTTGTCCATCATACTGTAAAGATGCCTAGCACCAGCATCAGTAGACCCATTACCAAGATGAGACACAACATCAGCAGGAACAACAAACTCTCCATCAGCCAATCTTGCGGGTTGTTTATCGGCAATACTAGCGGGTATATGATCTGACATACCGTCGCCCGGGCCTTTAAGTAGTCGTCCACCATCTGAATAGCCCCCTAGATTATAAGTTCCATCAGTATGTCCACCACTTGATAAAGCCATAATTCCACCTTCAGCCGCCATGGTAGTAGGTAAACTAACTCCATATTGAGATGCCAAAGCAGCTAGTTGTGCGCCTGTACTATTATTAGAAGTATTTGGCGTGTAAATATTTAAACCGTTACCAGTAGATTCTCCCGCTGCAGTTATACCCGTTGAACCACCACTTGCCATATTTTGTTCTAACGCACCAGATAATGGCGTGTTGCTAGGTTGATATCCTGCCATTTGCATAGCAGAAGTAGGCATTTGAGTTGGTGTGTTATATCCGTTGTAATTGATTTGACTCATTGGATACTGCTGTCCAGGCATACCGCCAACTGCTAATGAAGTTATACCACCTTCTGCCATTGGACGGACGGGCTGATATTGTGGAGATAAAGTCCTACCTAAACCCACCTGTTGCGCAGTTTGAGGTTGGTATGGGGACATAAAGTTAGCTTTAAATGCATTTGCTTTCATTAAAGCCGCCAAGCCAGCAATACCACCAACAGCAACTTTTTGTGCTGTGCTCATGCTGTTCCAGGTACTCATTAATTTACTGCCTATACCTGATAATGGGTTTGCATCTGTACCAGCTTGACCAAGTTCCCCCGCTATAGTTCCAGCAGATATAGTAGAAGGAGGACCCATAAATTCAGAACCAGGCAGTCCAGCAGTGCTAGGGTTAAATTGACTTGCTTGGTTAGCAGCAGTAACTGCTTGTTCCGCCACTTTTGGCGCAATACCCTGCGGCGTTCCCGGCCCTTGCGGTATGTTAGATAAGTTTTGTGGTAAATTAGCAGACTCGGGAGACGCTAAATCCATAGGACTTACTCCGTAGCTAGATAGTGCTCCACCACCAATAGCATTTGCTCCGCCCATGCCGGCATCAGCGGCTAAGTCCATGCCACTAACAGCCCCTGCATCAGCGCCGGCTTCGCTTAATAAAGCTGCTTCTCCAATTCCACCATCTGCCATAATTTTCCCCTAAGATGTTCTTACTTTTAGCACATTACCTGCGCTTGTGTCTACATAAATATCACCCACTCTAAGCAGTCCAGCTGAATAATCAGCCTGTGTAGGTAAACTTAAAACTTGTCCAGTTCCACTTGTCCCGGGTTGACTGAAATTAACTGCTGAAATAACCTGAGATGTCGTTGTTGAATTAGGAGCCGTTACCCTTTGGGTTGACATTGCACTTGGGCCTGGATTGTCTAATTGAGCAAAGTACAAACGCAAAACGTTTGCAAACTTATTCATATAGTCCTGGTCATACTCAACAGGAGCAATGGGTAAGTTAGGTGCTTTTGTAGTCCCAGTACTCATCGTCTACCGTCCGGTCTAATGTCAATCCTAGGAACACCAAGCTGCCAAGATGTTCCAATCGTATTGGACTCTATTCTAAAGCTCATCTGACGACCACGCAATCTGGTATAAACCTGACCTGTAAACTGCTGAATATCGTATTCGCTTTGTGCAGCATAATTATTAGCGCTTATTACTTGTGGGTTGTCCGCCACACCATATGCTGATCCTGAGTTTTGTCTAGGCTTGACCGTCATTGTAACCAATGGTTGGCTAATGTTAGATCCGTTGAAATTAACGTCAGGCAGTATTCTCCACACAAACCCAAAGTTATGCCCTTCACTAATTTCAAAGTCTGATGATTGCACAAACGCATCAATAGGTAATGTTGCTGCAGTAGAGTTGTCGTCTGTTCCGTTTTCATGGTTTACAAGAACCCCATTGCCGCTAGTTGCAATAATTGGCGTGGATGCAACAGTTTGATTAGGTGTAATTGTATAAGTGCCGATACCACCAGATCCGGTAATAATAGCTGTAATTGTAGTATTAGGAGCAATACCGGTTCCAGTAATAGTTTGACCCACCGCCAAAGCACCAACAGTAGGGACCGCACTAACCGTTAATGTTGACCCAGAAATAGAACCTGTGCAGACACAATTGGTATAGTAACAAGCCGCAATAGGGTATTGGTTAATACCAGTTTGGAACCAAGCCGTGCGGCTCATCTGCCCTATGCTCCAAGTTCTTTCTAAGTAGTTATAGATGACATAAGAATCAACTATTGTGTTTGGATTAGTTGTTGTACCAGTTCCGTTTGGTCCGGTAATAGAACAATAGAACCACCATACTTCATTAAACTGCTCATTAGCTCCGGCAAAGATTTGGTAGTTTTGATATTGATTTATATTTTGGAACACATATTGACGCACTGAGCAAGGTAGTGTTTGCACCGTACCTGTATAAATATAAAATTTATTTTCACCCATCCAATACGTTACGTTATTAACTGTCACCATGCAGTTAGGCGATACGGTAGAGATGTTATCCATCAATAACTGGAAGCCCCAAACATAAGGAGCACCTACATACTGCATAGAGTAAAGCGCAGAATCAGTCCAGATTAATATCTCTTGACGGGTAGACCTTGCTCCAACAATGTAAGATCCATTGGTTAAGGTATAGTCACCAGACTGATTGGTAACGCTAGGAACCCACTGATAAGGGTTAGCCTGATCCGACCAACGCACACACATAGGATTAAAGTTTGACGCGCCGGTTAGCGGATAAGGTTGTGAGCCAAATGCAATAATAAATTGCTGTACGGCAGAAGTAATAACTTGAAATGTTGTTGTTGGAATAGCTGACCCGGTAAACCCAGCAGTATTAGCTAGATTAACCAAGGATTGCGCTCTAGTTCCTACGCCGTTTTGATCTTGCCAATAATAAATGCCCCCGCCTCTAGGAGCAATAACCAAATCCTGACCAAAGTTATCATTTGACCAAAGCCTGAGCTGGGTTCCGGTTGTAACTGTTCCAGTATAAGCAGTGCTCCATCCGCGAGATCCTGACTGCACCAAAGCTAAAACGCTAATTCCACCACCAGAAGTTGTAGATGAAGCTAAAAGAATTGTCCCTGCATTACTATTGCTTGTGTTATTGCCAGGCGTTAGGATTGTATAAGTGTTTGTGCCAGTGACTGTAATCGGAAACGTATCATTAAGCACAGAGGCTGGAATGTTCCCGACTGCTGTAGCGCCTGTAAAAGATACGAAATTACCTGTAGAAAGTCCATGCGCTGTCTGTGTTACCGTTATTGTTCCACTACCACTTGTGATAGCAAAAGGATTTGTTCCAAGAGTTACTGTTACCGGAGTAGCTACCCCACCGTAAGGACCGGTTCCATATCCGTTTCCAAATGTGTAAATATCTAAGCCTACCGGGTACTCATACTGAGCAGTAACCGTGCCACCCCCTGTTGCACCAGAAGAAGCATTAGATGCTGCTGTAATCTGATATTGCGTAGCAGAAATAACATTGGTGATCTTATATTCACCGTTTAAAGTCAAACCACCTACCGCTGTTGCACCAGAAAAGATAACATAATCCCCAATATTGGGAGAGTAGTTTCCATCCGTTACCGTAACAACTGGGCTTGCATTTGTGGTTGTAAATGGGTTAGTTAATGTATCTGTTTGATATATCGGAGTAATATCGTAATACGTACCACCCTGGTATATATAATACTTAAGTTGAGTGCCTAGACCAATAAAAATATTACCGGATATATCTGCCCAAGTCCATAAAGACCGGGCATGACCTAAGAATTGATTTGGACTAACCTGCGTCCATCCACCTATCTTTTCTGGAAATCCTGAACGAAATCTTATGTTGTTACAGTCGTACCACCCGCCCGTGTTTGCATAATCAGTGCCTTCACGATTAATACCTGCGCGAAATTGTAGTTTCTGTAAAGGCATAGGTTCCTCAAGCTAAAACAGACATGGCGTGTTCATACCGAGCCATACGATCTTCTAACCCAATTGTCCCACCATTTATGACTTTTGTCAGCCCTACAAAGTCATTATTATCTACATGGCGGTTAAGCTGATGTTTTTCCCAAAATATGGCTGCGGATAGGGCTGCTCCGTCCGGCGTAGCTACGACATCTGGATTGCTCAGGAAATCAATCTGGGTAGCATCTGATAGCTCCTCATATCCTGCACGACCGGTAGTCTGTAACCATCCTCTGCCTCGGTAGTTCCATCCGTCCCCAGATTCCTCATCACCATTTTTCATACGATGAGCATAGGCGCGGTTAGCTATTTTCTCTGGGTTATGGGCGTATTCGGAGGCGTTTTCAGCGTTAAAGTGAGAGGGCCATGTCCTGCAAAGACTCTCAGCCTTGTAGTTTAGGTTTTCTTCCATGTACTTGAAGTTACCAGATTCATGTCCGCATTGGGCGATAAAAGCAGCTAACCTTGCTGGGGTGGATAAATCAGCCTTTTCAATAGCTACATTCATTGGCTCAATAAGAGCTTCTGCATGGATTAAATCTATTTTTGCTGCTTCAGCGAGTTGTTGGGCTTCCATTTATAAGTTCCTTTACTTGGTTGTAGGTTGCGATACAGGCGTTGAGCTTTCTGATGGCGAGGTCGCCATCGTCTGTGACGGCGACAAGAGATTTAGCAAACGTTGGGTCAAGTTGGGCGTTTGTGGAGTCAGATCCGCTGGGAGTGGTGGCATCTTTGGAGGGGCATACGGGGGACTTAGTTTTGACGTAGAGCTGCAACTTACCAGTAGCAATGTCAGCATCACGTTGAGCAATCTGTTTCTTAGCATCATTTTGCACCTTTGAGAGTTGGGTTGATAGGTCTGATATCTTTCCGTTGAGTTCTTGCTCCGTCATCCGAGCCGCCGCGTTTGCCTCATCTATTGCGCCTTGAACATTTTGCCGCTCTTCTTCATAACCAGCGTGATGGCCATAAGTATAAGATCCAACAATAATCCCAATAGCAGCCAAGACTGCGTATAAATACATCATAGTGGAGGCCTTTCGTTTGGGTTACCAAAACTGGATTTTGGCGTAAAAGTCTGCACAGATCCTACAGAACTTTGTACGGGAGCCGGGGGCGCAGGTAATAATGTGGTTGATTTAGAAATATAGTTAGCCAAGATAGTTAATAACTGTCCGCCTATCAAAGTCAATACACCAAATATTTGCTTATCCGCCGGAGCTTCATTGAACAAAGGCTGCTCAGTAAATACTATGCTATAGCCAAAAAGTACTACGATAAATACCAAAGCTATGCTGAACGACTTGATTACAAATCGTTTGGTGTCGGCATCTTTTTCTTCAGGGCTTTGCATTGGGTCTAAAGTATTCGGGGCAAGTTTGCGTAGCCACGCAAAGAGGCGGTTTGCAATCATCATCACTCCAGTGTTTTGGGTTTTGGCAGTGATAGCGGTAGCGGTCTTCGCACCCTGCTAATAACATAATCAATAAAACGCATATTCTCATTTCTCTTTCTGAGCCTCAAGTTCTTTTTTAAGTTTCTCAATTCTCTTTAAATCGTGTGCAATCAATATCCGCTCTTGCTGAATATCCATGTACAAAAATCCCAAGACGGGAAGAATCAAAACAAATAACAACGCTAATATGATTATCGTTATTACATACCCCCATGTGCCATCCGATTTATTGCCCACATCAGTCCTGCCATATAAATTGCCACTATGATCACCGCCACTGTGCAAGCACTCATAAACCAAGCCCTGTCAGCCATCTCCCTAGCATCTGCTTCTTTCTGTCTTTTCTTTCTAAGCTCGGCTTGTCTAGCCATTTCTTGTTTTGTCTTTACAGTCCCGATCATCTCATTGACCCGGCTATATAAATTCTTTAACTCCGGCGGAACATGGTAAATCATATACTCCGTCAGGTTAACACGCATTTCTTCTAATTGAGTTTTAGCCATTACCAATCGAATCGCTATCTCATACGTCTCACCGTCCGGGTCATAGATCTTCTCTATCCGCTCCTCCTCAGTTCTTATAGCATCTGCACAAGCTTTGTAATTTCTAAAAAAAGCTACCAGCTTATCCCCAATCTCAGTGTAAATGGCTTGCTCATCAAACTTAACCTTCTCAGCCTTCTTCGGTCTTATGTCTTGCAGAGTTTTCTGTTCTTTCTTTGGCTCTGCAAATAAGGATGTGATCCATCCCCATAAACCCGTTACCTCTTTACCTATCTGCTTGACTTCACCAATTGTCTTTTGTACATCTTTTACAAGCGCCTTGCCTTCGTTGTACATACTGCACAACTCTTTGACCCCTGCAAAAGCAGCATTGGCAGCCTGGAAAAGAAGTAAGAATTCAATTTTATCTAAACCTCGGTCCTGATAACCACATAGTTGAAGAATACCTTACACCTTTTGTGACTGGCGTAACTCTGTGTTCTAGCACAGAAGGAAATGCAATAAGCGAACCTTTTTTAAGTTCTGGTGTAAATTCACCATAAAGACGAATTTGTAATTCGCCCCCTTCAAACTCGCTAGGGTCATTCATTAAACAAATAACCGTAATTTTTCGATCTGTAGGCGCACCCGACAAAGGGAAATTATCAACGTGCCAATTGTATTTTTGATTGATACCGTACTCTGCAAATTGCACAGCTTCATGGTCATTAACTTCCCAACCCCAACTACAATCCACGTTTGCCAAAAGCGCATATTTATACATCATATGCCCAAACCAATTTTCTTTATCAGAAAATCTAATAGTTGTATTGCGTTGAGAGTGGTCTACGTTATCTGACTTGATACCCATAGTAGCGTTTCTTGTTGGTAAAAGCATGTACTCTGCAAATGCCTTATCGCAATCCTCAATAGATGCTTGACCTAAATACCAAATGGGTAAATGCGACATAATTTATTCTGGTAATTTAATGGCTTGTAAATCGCTAGTGCTTGTGGCATTAGAAATAGCAGTTCGGTCAGAATTCAATTGCGCTAAAAAAGTTGCATCATCTGGGGTGTTAGTAATACCTACCAAAGTATTCGCAGCTCTTTCTTTGGCAACTGAAACTGCAGCGGCGTTATAACGTTCCAAATGAATAGCTTTGGCTTTATTTAAATTAACGGTGATCATTGTATTTGCTCCTCTTTTCTAAGAATTGGCGTATTGTCAGAAGTCCAACCACTTATAGCGTAATATGAACCGTAGCCATAATTAGCACCTGCTCCGTGTGGTTGAGAAAAATCTGCCTCCCATGCCGCAAGATACATTGCATCTGCCCCCGTTGGTACATCTGCTTTATTCATAATAATATAAGGCACTGATGGCGGTACATCTTTTAAAGCAATTTGCTCTACGGTTAGTCCGCAATTCATATTTGGGTATATAACGACTATTTCACCTTCTAGCGTTTGATGTGGGTAAACAATTACTTGGTCCATTTTGTATCCTTTTAATTAAGCAAATGCTGCCATACTATACGCTGCTGGAACTTGTACGTATGCTCCAGTAACTCCCGCATTTCCAACTTGTACAGAACTTGTACTTGGGTTTTGAAACAAACCAATTGCAGGGGTATTATTAATACCATAACCTGATGCCACTACAGCAGGGGTACCAGATAAACTTGTTAAAAAAGTAACTGTATATGTAGCGCTAGAAACTGAAACGCTAGCCACATTAAGTGTATTTATGATAGTCCCTGAAGAATCAAAGTATGCCCATGCTCTTAGCGTATTATTTCCAGAAGGTCCAGTTGGCCCAGTTGGTCCAGTCGGCCCGGTAGGACCTGTTCCACCAGGAGAACCTGTAGGTCCAGTAGGTCCAGGAGAACCTGTTGGTCCAGTAGGTCCAGTAGGTCCAGTAGGTCCAGTAGGTCCAGTAGGGCCTGATATACCCACAGACCAAGTTCCATCACCTCTTAAGAAATTTCCACTAGACGGCGTACCCGTTACAACTGGAATAGCTGTTGAGCTGCTAACCAATGTTCCAGATATTGGTAATGTTACGTTTGTAGCCGCTGTTGCTGTTAATGTTGTGTTGTATGCACCAGAAGTGGTTAAGTTACCACCTAAAGTAATTGTTTTAGATCCATTGTTTACCCCTGTTCCGCCGTAAGTAGGGCCAATAATTCCAGCATTCCAAGTGCCTGTCGTGACCGTTCCAAGCGTTATGGTACCAGGTAAATAATTACTTAGAGTATAAAAACCTGCGCCATTTCCTGTAACGTTTGACGCGTCGCAAAAACATTGCGTTGTTGTATTAGCAACTACGTTAAAAGATTGTGAACCACCCGTTGCGGACATGGTTACTGTTTGTCCAGTTAAATTAACAACCGTATAAAGCTTATTTACTAAAGGCGCAACGATTGTTACTGTAGAGCTAGGCGTACCTGTAAACACCAAAACAGCATTACGCTGATCGTCTAATGTGCCGTTAAAGTTAGTAAGTGTGTATGTGGTTAAACCAGTTAAACTAACCGCCCCCACGCCGGTAATAGCTTGCTCCAGTAAAGTACCTATGTTGGTATTTGTAGTTTGACCCCATGTACCGGACTGATCTCCCGTGCCCATTAAAGCTAGTTTTAGAGATGTTGAGTATGTAGTTGACATGATAAGTCCTTACTGGGTATTATTTATTAAAGTCCAAGGGGTTGTTTCAGAGTCGTTTATATTGTTCCAAATAACAATAGGCGTTAATCCAAGTGGCGTGTTTATGGTTGTTGTAATGCTGATTGACCCAGCAAATGGAGCCATACCAAACATAAAGTCCCCAGGCATTGCGTAGCCTGTAACCGTAACAATTTTACCACCCCATATTGGGTCTTGTACATCTGAAATTGTTGACCATCCCCTGGTTTGGGTTGATTCCAGAATAGATAAAGCCTCAATAATGCTTGCCTGAAACGCAGAATTGACTGTATTGCTATCGGCTGAGCTTATAGATTCAGATACATTGAATGGGAATACAAACGGAGCGACATAAGAATCACCAGATGTAACCGCCTCTATTGTTGCAAAGAAATAAGCTGACCCAATTGTCTCTTGATCTGCACTTGTTACCGCCTCTACGATACCGAAATAGAAAACATCCTGCTCTGAGTCTGTATTGTTAGCTGTTAGTGCTTCTGTGATCGCCTCTTTAAACTGGGCAGCAAATAACTGTGTATCGGCGGGTGAGAGGTTTTCACTGATGGATTCTAAGAACGCACTGATCTGAGTGCTGGAGTCGGCGATTGTTGTGGCTTCGGTCCTAGTCAGGTTGAACTGGGCGGCTATAGACTCTGTCTCGGCACTTGTTAGGGCTTCGGTGAGCGATGTTAAGAACTGCGCTGTAATGGTCGGTGTGTCTGCAGAAGTCCAGGCTTCAGTGATTGAGTCTAGATATGCAGATGTTTGAGTGCTTGAGTCCGCCTGAGAGATACCCTCGACTATGCCCTCGTAGAAGACATCGACTTCGGAATCGGTATTGTTAGACGTTAAAACCTCCGTGATGGAGGTCAGGAAAGCTGCAGTATCGACGTAGTTGTCGCCTAGTCCCGAGTCTTCAGTAATGGATAGGGGATAGTAATTCCCGCCAAGCGCAGCGAAGGGTGACTGAGCAAAAGCGGAAATTCCATACATGATTAGCTTGCTGTGGTTTCAGCAGGTGGTGTGTTATTGGCGGCGGGCTGTTGTGCCTGCACTTCCTTATTGACCAACTCGACGATTTGGAATACCTCTTGGAACGGCTTTGTCCCAATGTAAGACATGATTGCGTTAAGGGTTTGTACGGATAGTTTTATTTCTTGCATATTAATTCCCTGTAGGTTGGTTAAGTTCAATGTATCGCAGTAATACCACGACCACGGAAATTATAATGCCCACTAACATCTGGTGAACAGGAGTCAGCGGAAAGACAAATAAGAAACCCTGCATCACGGACAGCACCGCAATAAACAACGCCCAAAGAACGTGCTTGTCTTTTAATAGTGTGGTGAGTTGGTTCATGGTTTAGCTTGTTGAGCTTGGTAAGCTGATATTACTTCTTGTGTCCATACTGCCGCACTGATTGCGGGTACGGGTGCTGGATCTGTTGCCGCCGCAGTATCCCCTGGGTGTCTAACCCAACGGCTAAAGTTTCTTGCAATCTCAACACCGTCTTTGGTGATGATCTCTGCTTGACGTACCTGGATAGATCCGTCTTCTAAAACTTCTGTTTTGTCGATTGTTGTGCGTGATGATAATGTCATTTTGACTCCTTAGAATGTTGCTTGGTATGTAAATTGAAATGGGTATGTATAGTTGTTACTCCAAGCAATAGCTACCCCACTATTCCCTGAAATATTGCCTGTTGTAGCACCACCTGCAAACCATCCAATATATGTAGTTCCAGTATACGCAGATTCTCTAACGGTAAAAGTAATTTGCCCTTTAGACGCATTTGAGTTTCCGCCAATAGTGAACGGCAATCCTGATAAGTTTAGTATTCCAGAAGCGGTTCCTGCATTTGTAATTGTTATTTGACCATTAATATATATCATTTGCCCAACTTTTACATAGTATCCAGTACTTGTATAGCTTGTTAGAGAACCACCTGCTGGACCTGCAATTGGAGTCCAAGTCCCTGTCTCATAATCATTGAGCGTACTGTTTATAGCGGCACTACTATTGTTAAATACTATTCCATTAGTACCAGTAGCAAAGGTTAAATTGCCACTTAGCTGACCGCCCGTCAAAGGCAAAGCCGCAGTAGACTGTGTTGTTGAGTCACTAAACGTAATTGATGCGGATGATCCCCCAATAACTGTTGTCATATTAAACTCCTATAGGTCTTTGTGCCGCTTGTGCCGCCTGATAAGCTGAGACTACTTCGGATGTCCATACTGCACTAGCTATTGCAGGTACTGGAGCAGGATCAGATTGAGCAGCAGTGTCACCGGGGTGACGTACCCAACGATGAAAGTTTCTTGCAATCTCAACACCATCTTTGGTAATGATTTCTGCTTGGCGTACTTGAATAGTGCCGTCTTCTAGCACTTCTGTTTTGTCGATAATTGTGTTTGATGCGAGTGTCATTGTGACTCCTTAGAATTGAGCTTTGTATACCATTGTTATGATAAATCTTTTACCGCTTACTGTTGCATTTGATAATTGTGCAAAATTTGAATTTGCAATTGTCATGGTAGATGAGTTAGTTGTATTTTCAAAATAAAGTGCAGTTGCGGTATAACTTGAATAACCAACATAACCATTTGCATAATTTGTACTGACAAATGGCATACTAAATTGAGCATTTGAACCATTGGAATTTGATGGATATGTAATATCGCAAGAAGCAAAAACCATATTGCCAATTTTTGTATAAAAAGCAAATTGATTTGTAATTGTCAATCCTGCTCCACTTACATCCGTTGGTGTCCAAGTCCCTGTCTCATAGTCATTAAGCGTACTATTTGTAAGAGCAGAAGAGTTGTTAAAGGTTATACCCGCATTAGAACCAAACCCTATCGTATTTGCAAACGTAACCTTCTGACTATTATCTATCGTTATTGCAGTAGTTGCCGTACCACCTGAAGTGGTCGTAGCTAGTTGTAAAGTTCCATCGTTACCAGCGGTATAGACTAGACCCGTTGTGCCACTTGACACGCCATTGTCCGCCTTGAGAATATTGGATGACATATTATGCTACCTTTGCTTCTAGAGCTGTTACTTTTGCTGATAGTTCTTTTCTTCTTGTTGGAACTTTTAATACTCTGTAAGCATGAAGTCCATTTTCAGACCTTGTGACCCATTCAAGATTATCTACATTGTTATTATGTTTGTTGCCATCTTTATGATTAACTTGTGGTTTGTTTGATTCATTTTCAATAAACGCTCTTGCAACCAATCTATGCACACTTTGATTGCTTTTTACACCATCAATACAAAAAGAAACAGTTAAATAACCACTTTTACTTTTGCCTGCTTTCAAAATAGTTGATGGGTTAACTTTTGAACCCCCACAATAATGATTAACCATTCTTTCAATAGAACGAACATTTCCTAAATTACTAACTTCGTAATGCGTTTCAAATCCTGCACATGGATGCCATATTTCGTTCATATACCCACCTTTGCTTGTAATGCGGTAACTTGTGCTGACAACTCCTGAATGGACTTTAACATTGCGTACTTCAAATCTGTTTCGTAAATAGCAAGTTTGACATTAGGAGCTTCTTTTGTTCCTATGTCCATTATTCCAACTAACTCAGGAGCTACTGACTGTACAGATTGAGCAGTTACACCAATATTTAAATCTGTATCAGTTTGGTCGTTAAATAAAAATGTAACAACTGGTATTTGATTAAGAATAGACAAATAACTCTTTGCGGGAGTTATATCTTTTTTCATGGTTGCATCAGAGAGATTAGTATTATTTGCTTGATAGTTAGCAACACCACCATTTGAATTGACTACAAATCTATTTGTTGGTCCATTATCTTGACATTGAATAAAATTTGCTCCAGCAGAATTTGGAGATGCACCTGTATATTTTATAAATAATCCTTGGGGATTACTTGACGCACTATTTGTAAATTGAGAAGTGTAATTTCCTGAGCTTTGTGTAATTCCAAATATTTCACTATTGTTTTGCGATGTTTGACCAACTAATAATGCACCACTATTAAGTAGTGTCATTGCTTGGGTAAATGTAATAGCATTACCAGCAGTTCCTGATGGCGCTACATACCAAGCGTGTTGACCAGTACCCGCACCTTGAGAATAATAAGTTGCATACCCGTTATTTTGATATAAATTATTGGATGTTCCGTTTATAGTATTGAAATACAAAGATATTTGATTTCCTGCGGTATTTCCAAATAAAGAACCAGCTCCAGAAAACTGAACACCTTTCCAATTTGTAGCCCAACTTGCACTAGGAGTAACTCCCACACCCACGTTTTGAGCTGTATCTATTGTTACCGCAGTAGTCGTACCATTAGTCTGTAGCTGAAGTACGCCAGATGTATCCGCTGAGTAAACCAGTGCGGTGGTGGTAGTGAGGCCGGCGGAGATCGTTGAAGCCATGTTATTTCCTTAAATGATTACCCATCTCTGGCTTGAGCTCACCGTGACGCTAACTCCAGATGCTGTTGTGATTGGACCAACTGAGAAACCGTTTGTGCCCGTTGCGATGGTATAGCTAACGCTTGCTGTCGTGTTGTTAACTTGAATAGCGCCGCCCGCTTGAGCACCACCAATACCGCCCCAGATCGTTCCGTTGTAACCTTCAAACTGAGCAAGCGTTGTGTTATACCTGAACATGCCCGTTGCAGGAGAGCCTGATCTTTGTGCCGTCGTACCCGCAGCTACTTGGATTTCTCCAGTGCCAGACATCGTAATATCGCCCGTAGTAGAAAGCGTTGCAAGCGATACGTTACTTGTTGTTGGGTCTATATAGACAGCTTTTTCAGACGGGTATGTTAAAAATACGTTCTGTGTACCAGACGCAAAATTAGTTAAAGACCCTGCATTGCTAGAAGACAGTACTGTGGTACGGCTTAACGTATTGCCTGTGTTCCAAGTGCCAAGACCCACTTCCCAATTAGCGCCGCCTTGGTCTGCAATACAGTAATATGTAGTTGTGCCGTTAACAGAACCAAACGCCGCGCTAAAGGCTTGATACCCCGTAACAGCACCAAGGAGCGTAACTACGCCCGTGCCCGGCGCACTACATGTCTCTAAAACCCTGTCTTTGACTAGAAAGGCCATACATACCCCTTAATTAAGACGTAGCGGTGGTCGAAAAAGTAACGCTGACAGTATCTCCAGATGTCGTTGTTTTCGCTGTACCAAAGTTTCCTTCAGAATACAAAGTACCGCTTGTATTGCTTTGAGCACTAGAAGCGCCTGTACCAAGTACCAAGAAACATCCGTATACCGTACCACCACTACCTGTGATTGTATAGGTAATAGCCGTTGCTGTGGAAGATGTTACGTTAGAAGGAGTTGATCCTGTACTGGTAGATGATGCAAAAACTGCTGTACCGCGAACGGCTGATCCGCCCACTGTATAAGCTATAAACTCTTTAGACGGAACGATTGTGCTCATAACGTCTGTTGCAGCGGGTGTAATGCTTGCATTGAGCAAACCAAGGTAAGGTCCGGTCACAGAGTAGCTTGAGCCTCTAAGTAAAGTATCAAGCATTAACTGCTTTCCTACTGCTACCACTAGGTTGGGAAACTCTTCTTCCCATTTAATGTTTCCGTCTTTGTCGCGGCAAACAACGTGATACCAACCTTCAACGCCCATTCCTTCTGGGATCTTAGCATTAGCTTGTAATGTAGCAACTGCATGGTCGCCAAATTTTGAAAGTTCGTTAGTCATCTTGACTCCTTAAGAAATGGTAATAACCGCAGTAGTTGATGTTGCGGCAGGCCAGGTTATGGTGAAATTGTTCATGGTAATGTCGTTACCAAAGTTTAAAACGAAAACAGAATTACCCGTAGTTGCATTGTAAATTAAAGCTCCTCTTGCGGTAATAGTTGCGCCTGTCCAGGTCACATTATTAAAGTAAGGAAAAGCTACGTTGTTAGCCAAATCCTGTCCCGGATTAGCAGATATCGTAATGACATTACCACCTGCCGTATACCCATTAGCCACAACCTCTGCCGTTGTACCAGAATAAGTCGCTGTCGTATTGTTAAGATTGCTCAAAGCAGTATACAAAGCCACCTTATAGGTATACGGAGAAGTCGTTGTGAAGTTAACCAGACCGTTCAAGCAGTCTGATTTAAACTGGGTAGTCTGGGTTTGGATGATCATACTGCTGCATTACCTCTAATATTAGTATTCAGCTTAGTTTGACCATCCCTATACGCATCACCTCTTTCAAGTCCATCTCCGAGGCGTTTAGCAAGCATAAGCGCTTCTGAGTACTTATCTTCATAGTACTTAACTAAATCTTGCTCACCCTTCATAAACAACATGGCTTCGCGCATAGATCCATAAAGAAGTACTGGATCAAAGTTATCGCCCAACCAGCTTGTTCCATTTGAGTTGTTAATCGTATTGACATTGATAGCAAAGCCCGATCCTGATCCGCCAAGGCTAGATGCAGATACACCTAAAGAATCTCCAACAGCATAAAAATTGCCACCGTTTTGAAGTGTAAAGGAAGTTACTGTTCCGCTAGATCCCACTAAAAAGTCGGCATAAGCACTCTGCCCAGACCCACCGGTCAAAGGAATATTTTGATACAAACCAGGAGCATAACCAAATCCTGAATTGGTAACGTTGGTTACAGAAGTAATAATACCTTGAACTATTGAAGGGGGGTAAAAGAAATAATGTAACTCTACGTTATAAGATTGATCCGGCGTAGGCCCAAGAATACAAGACAATTCATTTTGATTATTGTATTGAGGTCCAAAGACTGCATAGTATTTAGGCGTTCCTTGCGCCGTTGGATTTGGATATGCCTCTCGAATAAAGTTTACATCCTTATTAAGAAGGTAGGTAAACGGCACAGTCGTATAGTCTGATGTGTATATAGCTATGGAATATGTTGATAGCCAATCTATCGGTAAAGATAAATAAGAATTACTTGCGGTCAAAGTACCGGTAACATTCTTACGAAGTGACGGGAAATTAATTGTGTTGTATATACGTTCTTCGGCTTGCTGTACAAATACTGGAATGTTTGCAAGAAACAAAGACTCCGTATTCTCAGCATACGCTTGGATTGTGTTGTACAACGTTTCGTAATTCACGCCATTGGTCCTCTTGCAATTCTACCTTTTGTAGCCGCGCCGTTACCACGAGTTTCTATCCCAGTGGATTTAGGACCATTTGTAATGTTGCCTAAACTTACGCGTCTTGCGGGCATGCCCCCAGGAGTAGACTCGTCTGCACGCATTGTATTTGGGTCAGTAGCATAATGAACAGCCTCTTGTCCATTAATAACATTACCTTTCATGTTATGTGCTTGCGCATATAACGAAGCTGGACCTACTTCTTTGCCGCCTTTTTTCATGCTGAATTTAGCCATTATTTGCCCCTTGAAGAAGACTTCTGGTTAGTAACACGAGCCATATTACGACCCATGCTTCTAAGATTAGACTGAGTTACACCACCTTTAGCCATTTTCTTTGTAGGCATACCGCCTTTTTTAAGGACGATTTTAGTGTGCTTACCAGGATGTTCTTGAGCATCGTGCTCTTTAAAAGCTTTTTTGATCATTGCTTTATCTTGAGCAATGTCGTTATCCATTTCTTTTTTAGCCATAATTTACTCCTACGTTATTGTGACTGAATTTACCGTGCCTTTTGCAACCAAGGCATTTGGCGTTAGGCTTCTATCAAAACCACTGGAACCACCAACCGGCATCCAGCCCCATTGAAACACTCGACTTCCAGTTTCAGGATATCCGTTCTCATCAAGTGAATTGTCAACCCCGTTTTGAATCTGCAGTCCACTACTTCCAGAACCATAATAGCTGATATCAGGTCTTGGCTCACGCACTGCTTGCGGATCATTTACAGGATACAAACCTAATTGTAATTGCGGATGATCTGGATCCCAACACTCAGGGCATACTTTGATGCTAACTTGTTTAGTCTTAATCGTCAACTTACGAAGTTCGACAAGTTTGTACCGCTGACCGCACCGGTCGCATTCGGCAATCGCATACTTACCGGAAGAATACTTACTAGGCATCCTTTACCTCGAATAGAAAATGTTCCTTGGAACCCACCGGATCGGAGCAGTCTCACGGTCTTCCTGGGCAGCCAAGTTAAACTGATCCTCGTAGTCCTGTTTCAAAAACAAAACGCGCTCTGGCATGACTTCTGGCTTCTTAACACTAAGAAAATAAGAAAGTCCAGCCACAAAGCAGTTAATAAATCTGAACGGAATATCTTGAACGTTGACGCCGCCCCCTGCGTCTTGTATGCGCCTCATGCGCCAGTAAACGAGTGTATAGGGGCCTCCACCTGAGTCCGGACAAGGCCAAACGGTCAGGTTAGGGAGGTATTGCTCAATTATCGCGGCCCCTGCGGTGTGCGCTACAGCAGTTGTGCCGTTTTGTCCACGATAACAGTTTACGATCTGATTACCGCTGATATTAGCGTAACCAATAATTTCATTATCAATCTGGATATACCCAGAACTACGCAGGTTCTGCGTTGTACTTAAAGTCAGCGTCGTATCTGTGGCTAAACAAGTAGACGCAAGAGTAATCGTCGTTGGGTTGGCGTTACCTGTTTGGCGGTTAAACCAGACTTGAATAGGGCGCCCCGTCGTTAACTTGTTAGGTATTGTGGAATAGGTACTTTCACTAATACGGCTTAAATTAATATCCGCCTGATTAGAGGTGCTGGTATTGCTTGTACGGGTAACTAAATCAAGGATATCAATGGTGTCATTAGGCACGTTGTAAAACGCTTGCCCAGTAACCAAAGGGATCACACACTCCTCAACAGTCCAAAGATTAATACCTCGATTAGCCCATTCAATTGTCATCAAATTGATAGACCGACGTGCAGTACGCAAGTCATATCCAGAACGCATCTGGAGTCCACAGCGCTCAAAAGCATCCTCGACCAGTTCGGTTAGGTCTAAGTTAAATGATGCGGTTCCAGATGTTTGAGCCATTATTAATTAGCTTTGTTAGCTGCAAATTGTTTTTGTGCGTCTGTCTGTGGGGCTTCAATAGGTACGGTCGCAGGAGTCACAGACATAGTAATTACGTTCGTATCAGCAGGGGCGGCTATAACAACAGGGGCGGCTATAACAACAGGAGCTTCAATAACAGGCGCAGCAGGTTGTGCAATCTTTAGATGCTCTTCAATCTTATCAATAAATGCTTGAGTTTCTTTAGTAACTGCACCGTGCGCAGATTCTTGAACCTGAGCCATATGCTTAACAAGAGCATATAAGTGCTCAACATTCTCTTCAATATGCTTTAGTAAACTCATTTATTTCTCCTAGTTTTAGCTGATTCAATAAAATCTTGATCTGTAGGTGCGCCCTTTTGACCAGGCTTCCTCATCTTTGCTCCGCGCTTTTGCTTAGCATGAATATTGGCATAAAGTCCAACAGGTCCACCTTTTTTGTAGACCTCAACGTCATTTGGATTGTCCTTACGAACAACCGTTTTAGCTTCAGGCATTTTGGAAGGGCGGATTGCGCCCATTCCCCGACTCGCCATCATTTTCTTTTAGCCATTCCACCGCCGCACATGGCTTTAACATGCTCGTGGTGCTTCATGTGACCAGCAGAGTGTTCACCATACATTTTGTGGTGATGAACGTGACCGCCTTCTTCCATCTTCTCCATCATATGCACGTTGTGTGTATGAGCTGGAGCTGCTTCTTTCATTAATGGGGGATGATCATTTTTCATAACTAGTCCTTAACAAAATTTACCACGGGTCTTGCCTTTTTGAGCAATACCATCTGCACGAGCTGAGGCTGTACCGCCAGAAGCCATCTTCTTAACAGTCTTACCACCTTTTTTCATACCAGTAGTACTACCCGCCATTTTCTCTTCGATATCTCTAGTGTGCCCACGCTTTTGAAGTTTAGACTCACCAAATTTACCATGCTTGTTAGATCCCTTTTCTACATCTTCCGACATACTGCGGGTACCCATTGTTTCTTTTGCTGCCATATTTCCACCTTTAGAAAATTTCTTGCCTTTGTCGGCTTGACTAAAATCTTCCCCAACATTTTTGGGGACTCCTACTTTCTTGGCGAACGCTGGGTTATGGGCCACCGCCTCCATGAAATTGTGCTGTTTTTTACTGCTACTTGGCATTCTTAATCTCCATAAGCCTATCCAGTTTTTCGTCCAACCTATCAAGACGGTCCAAAACCCTAGTGATGTCTGCATGGACTTCTTGCTTTGTAACGTACTCTTTAGCAATCTCTTCTCTGGTTCTGTTAAGAAGGATGGTAACTCTTTGCAGTTCATTAAATTTCTCCTTAAGGAAAAACCCTATGATCGCGACAAAAAGCGATAGTGCGGAGTTCCAAAGTATCATAACGTCCATTTAGATCTTTTCCCTAATTTCTTTATATTTATCCCACTTAGGTGAATCCACAGAAGCGTATAAATATTGTGCAGCGAATTCAAGTAGTGTAGGGTCGTCTCTAAAATGTCCTAAACCGCGGTTGCAATGATTACATAACATTCCACGAATTTTACCGGTTATGTGGTCATGGTCAACGACTAGTTTAGTTTCGTCTCCACATATAACACACTCTTTTGTTGTTGCTTTAAGTTCTTTTAGGGCTTCGTCTGAAATAACAGATCTATGTTTACCTCGGCAATTTTCATTTCGATAAGAAGCACGGCAAGTACGGCACCAACTATCAAAACCTAATTTAGTTTTATTGTGTAATGGAAAATTAACCGCATCTAACGGTTTTTCTACTTTACACTTGGTGCAGCACTTACTTAACAATTCCATGCTTTTAAAGACAGCGCTTTACGCGTTGGCTTTCCTTTTTCATCTTTCATTGGACCAGGCATACCGCTCATTCTGGCGCAAAAAGATTTACGACGGCCTTCATCCTTTTTTGTCTTTGGATGTGGAGCTGGAGGTTTAAGGTTCATACCTTCTTTCTTAGCAGAAGCTCGTCCCTTAGCATTTAAACCGCCATTTGGGTTTTTACCCTCTTTACGTTGCCATGCTGGGGACTTAGCCATTATGTATTCCCTACGTCTGCTGCATTTTTAATCAGATAACCTTCTTGCGAAACTGTCAAAGCCGCAGTACCGGTACTAACTTTTGCTTGCAACTGAATGTCTGTTTTTTCAGGAACAGCCCTAGGCATTACTCGCTGTGTATGATAGTTGTTTGTAAACGGAGCCACAATAGTAACGGTGGGCACACCTGCGCTACTTGTTTGGTAGTTCTGGTATGTTGCAAAACCTGCGGGATTAGCGTTTAAGCTGGTATTGATGTCAATACGGCTCAAGTAGAACGTGTATCCTGCGGGCACGGTGTAAATACCCATCAAAGTGCGACCGTTGCCTGCTGCAATCTCTGCGTACAGCGTTGTATCTGATGTGTCTTTTAGCGTAATGTTGCCAGTAGGGGCGCCACTAGCGACCGACATACTGTTGACACGGAAATAAGACTTTACTGTAGTTACAGCCGTTGTACCATTAAGCTTTATATTTTCAGAAATTTGATTGTAGTTTGCGTCTAAGCCGCTGATAGTTATCAACGAAGTTGCATCTGCGCCCGTGTTAACAGAACTGACAAGGTGCATTTGAATAGCAGATGACGGGAAAGTATAGGAGCTATTGCCTTCCCATACAGGCACAAATGATGTACCTACTGATGTTTGATAACCATAAATGTTTAAAACACTATGCCCATAAACTTGCCCGCGAGCCACTTGCAAATCAAATGGTTCTGTTTTGTTTTGACGAGTTGTTGACGGAAGTATGCCGCCACTAGATAACGATGTTGCCATGAATAATCTCCTTAAAGGTTAAAGATAGGGGCCGAAGCCCCTAGAGATTAGTCAAAGTTACCGTATGGGTAAGTTGTGGCGTTACCAATGTTCATGTCGTTTTGGTTGTAACGAATTGTTACTTCGACCTGACCAGAAGTAAGACCAGCCGCTGTAGTAGTCATCGCTAAAGTTACAACAATCTGACCAAACCATGCTGGGTCTTGACCAACGTTGGGGTTTTGGAAGTCTTGCAATGTAGCATTGCTGTTTGTTAGTTGTGAGCCAACAAATGTACCTGTGTATCTCTGAGCAGCAGGGCTAGAGATATTGCTAAATGTAGCGTAAACACCAGTAGATGTTGCAAAGTTGTTTGAAACGTAAGGCTGAATTGCACTTACTGCAACGGGTGTACCTGCACTGTCTTTAGGGACTGTACCAATATCAAGGATAACATCTGTGATATTGCAGCTATAAGGAACATAAAACACAACACCACGGTATACGAGGTTGGTTGCATCTGCTGTAGGAGCAGAAGCTTTAGTAGGTCCACTATTGCTAAATACACCAGACTGAGGAGTCCAGATCGTAGCAGCGCTATTGGGGATATTGTTAGAAGCAACAAATACACCTGAAGCGCCACCGTAGTTAGCACCGGGGGCCGTTACTGAAAAATCTAGAAGAGTCGTTTGAACGAGGTCTGTGTAACCTACATCTCTATTGGGGCCAAAACGATTTTGCCCAGAAAGAATTGGGCCGGAAAATGTGGAACGTGCCATGACAATGAGTCCTTATGCAAAAGTTACCTTGTTAATCGTTGCATCGTCTGCTGGGCCAGTGGCAACAAGGTGGAATTCCCAGATAGCCAAATAATACACTATTTTTGGACGGAGTCAACAAGTTTATTGGACTTTTTAAGATTTTCTGCGCGTGACATTATTTGTAAATTCCAAGGTACATGTAAACCGCAAACCGTTTCCCCCCTCAATGGTACTATATGGTCTACGACATAAGGCGTTCCTGTAATGCGCGTAGCAGTCATAGCGTCTATGTACAGCTGTTTTATTTGTTGTTTTTGCTCAGAAGAAAGCCATGTGGGCGTAGCTTGTTTGTGTTTATCCCTACGATGTTTAGTGCTTGCTTTTACTTCGTCGGGGTGCTTTTCTTTCCATGCTTTTTTATATTGTTGCCGTTGTTCGTTAGGACGCGCCATAGCCTTTAATTTGACTATTTCTTTATTGCGCTCATAGTATTCTTTTTTAGCTTGTTGTCCTGCATCGGACTGGTTGTACTGCTTAAAATACTCTGCACGGGTTTCATTTCCTTTAGTCCATTCAACCTTTAAACATTCCGTGCATGAGCCTTTAGTTTTGCGTAAAGCTATATGCCCATGTTTGCAGGGTTGCCCAGTGAAATAGTACTTACTGCCGGTTTTCTTTGCTTCTTCTCTTGTGGTTGGGTAGTCCATATTAACTCCTGTGACTTTGATACAGGTAAGTATACCACAAAATAAAGGGGCCTAAGCCCCTTTATAAATTAATCATTTAAGATTAATATGAGCCATAAATACCAAGTGGATCAGAATAGCCAAAGCTATAACGCTCACGGGATTTATAACGAACGTTTCCAGTGTCAAAGTCACCATCCATGGAGTTTTGCAGCGGTGTACGAACGAAGTGCTTGAGACCGTTAGGTACATCAGTTGTCAAGAACCAAGCGTTAGGTGCTGTCAAGAAGTGGTTAATTGTGTAACCTTCTGGGACAGAACCGTTGTTCTTGATTGCGTTGATGTCGTTGTTGTTTGTACCAACACGGAGTTCTGTCTCGAGTAAACGAGTTGCAACGAACTGGAGTGCTGGAGGAACAATCAACTTCTTAGGTTTAGCAGCGATCAAAAGTCCGCGCTCGTCTGTCCAAGCAGCGATTTGAATAACAGCATTTTCAAGGGCTGTTTCGTTCAAGTCAGCAGCAGTAGAAGGAGTGTTGGAATTTGTACCACCGTTAATTAGCGGGTGAGCTGAGTTCAATAAAGAAACGCCATCACCGCCGGTATAAGCGCCGTTAAATGCGTTGTTCAATATAGCAGCAGCTTTCACTTGCTTGGTATATGCCATAGCGCGAGCCAAGCCCTTTGTATAACGTGCAGACAAAGAGTCATACAAGTTATCCTCAATCGCCTCTTCTGTTAAGGAGAAGCCAAGAGCAATAGTCTCGTGGTTATAGCGAGCTGTCCATGCTTCTTGCGCATTGTCATAAGCGATGGCATTGCCCTCGGCCTTAACAGGTGCTGCTGAGAATCCAGACAGTTTTGTTTCTTCTTCGAATGAACGCTCAGAGGTCTCTGTTTCATAGATCTCTTTGTGCTCTTCGCCGTATCTTGCATACTCTAATCCGAACAATGCGTTCAGTCCAGGGAGCAACTCTTTCAATAGTTGTGCGCGTGAAATAGCCATTTTATGTTACTCCTTAAACAGCGGTTGCAGTGTAGTACTCATGTATACCGAAGTTAAGCTTAACAAGCACTTCAGGATAATTTGTAAACACAATAGTTGATGCGGAAGGAATAGCGGTTATGCTACCCGGTACTGCTGGAGCCACGTTCAAAGTTCCAGATGTTGCGCCAGAAGCAATCGCTGCTGTAACAAAAGAACCTGTCTCGATAAGCTGTCCGTTGGATGCAACATAAGCTACGTCAGCACCTTGCAACACGTTACCGTTAGGTCCGGTTGTCATGGTAATAGTAGTAGAACTTGAAGATCCAGTTGCTGAATAACTGTAAGCTGTATCACGAACGATATCAACAACGCGCACAGGGAATGTGCTTGTAGTCAAAGTTGCAGAGTACAGTAATGCGTTAGCAGAGTCACCAGTATTGACGTTACCAGTATTGTTAATCATCTGGTAGTTTTGACCAATCATGGGGATGCTTGCTGATGCAACAGTAGTTCCAGATGAGCAAACAACAGCTTTGAAAACTGTGTCAGGATCATCACAAACAACCGCTAATGCGTCACCAGCTAAAGTGCTTGCGGGCCAGTATTGGCTAAAACGCTTTTGCTTAGTAACTGGGTCTGTATAGTTACAGCCAAGGAAAATACCAACCATTCCGGATGCTCCGCCGCCAGTAGAAACTGATTGACGGTTTACAAAACCTTGGGTCAAGTTAACGAAATCGCCGTAGAAAATATTAGTAGCGTAGCCGTACTGGATAGGCAACTGACGTGTGCTTCCAGAAAAGACTTGTCCACCAATAAGATTTACAGGCTTTAGGCCATATGGGGCCGATACTGTAGGATATGCCATTTAAATCTCCAAAAGTTTAAGAACCTTTACCAAAGCTTACTGCAGACTGACCTTCCTTAAAGATGGGCATCCTGCGATCACTTTGACGCATTAAATTATTGTCAACTGCTTCGGCATTCAATTTAGTTTGTTCTGCATAGTATGCAAACTGCTGCGTATCAAACTCAACTGGGCGCTTACATAGTAACAATCCGCCAATCTCAATTTCGTCTTTAAAACGGCTATTGGGATCGACTAGCAGTCTAAATTTGGGTTGCTCTTCTAGCTTCACAGGCTCATAACCTTCACGGAATCTCGTACTGATATTTCGTGGGTCAGCTTGGTTGAGCATTGATACCCTAATCCATTTGTAACCGTATCCAGGCTCTTTGTCTGGCTCTGGAAGAAGCTCCGGTGGCATCCACTGCTTGGGACGCTCAGTTAGAGCACGAGTTGTTAAATCACGGTTAAGTTTGTTTTCAGCCATGTTAGGCCTCCAGTTTTAAAAGTTCACGGACATATTGCTCATTAGTTAAACTCAGCTTTTTGGCTATCGCTTGCTGCGATTTTGTCAGTCTAACTTTTTGTTTAGATGCGGTCGATCTATTAACGGGCGCTACGACCGTTGAGGGTTTCTTAGAAACGTCTTTTCTAGGAGGTTCCTCTACTTCTACTTCATCCGAATCCTCAAAGTTTTCGGGGAATCTTCTTCGCATTGTTGCGTCTAACTCTGCGTAATACTTTTCAGAACCAACAACTACACCTGTGCGCTTGAGCTTTTCATGTAACCCAAGAGCTGAAGCAGTCATTTCCTCGTCTTGTCCGAACCAAGGATTTTCTGCTTGCCATTGTGCAACTCTGTCGTCTACAGGTGCACGTTGTGGTTGCTGTTGTTGCGTTTGTACCTCAAATCTATCCTCTTGTAAAGAAGGTAACTTGAAATTGTTTGCTTTTTCTAATTCAAGTGTTGCTTTTGTGAGTGCTTGTTGGGCTTCTAGAACTTTTTCAGATTCGCCAGAATCATAGGCTTCTCTGTAAGCTTTTTTAGCCATTTCAAGCTGCATTTCAGACGAAGATTTAACCGCTTGAACGTACTCTTTTTCACCCGTTGTAAGCATGTGTCTAATACGCTTATTCTCCTCATGGAGTTTTTGGGCGGCTTCTATAGCGGCTTGGCGTTCCCTTTCGGCGGCATCTGCACGTCTGCGTTCGTCATTCCAAACCCGCTTCATGCGGATTAGTTTGTCTTTAGCTTCTTTGCTGTATTTGTCAAGATCGTCTACTTCTACTTCTAGTTGTTTGACTTTCTCGGGATCTGCTGGTTTTCTATTACGGTCTTCCTCTGGGACATCGTCTTCAATTTCTATTTCTAACTCTGTCTCTAGGGGTTTACCCGTAGCTTCTTCTTGATCTGGATCAGGAAATGCGTTCGGTGCTTCAAATGTTGCCATGTCCGGCTCCTTTATTTACGTCTAATACCACGAGGATCATCCACAATCCCTTCGACACTGTCGTCGTTGATCATGCGAAATTCCTTACCATGAATAATTAATCTGCTACCAGAATTAGGTCTAACAAGGACAAAGTCGCCTTGTTTACACCATGGACCAGATGGGAATCTAGTCTTATCTTGATAACAATCAGGCCCCAAAGAAACTACGAAGAGAACTGTTGTAAGCAACTCCTCATAATGTATTGTGGTATCTGCTTTAATTATCCCGCTATCAAACTCTTCTTCAACGTCTGGAATTGCACAAAGAATGTGATATCCAGAGGGCTGTGGGAGTTGTTTGGCTTTTTCTTCGGCTGGTTTATTCAAGATTGCGCTTAAATCTACTGCCGTGTTTAGGTTAATATCATTCACTGTCCGAATGCTCCATTTTTTGTTTGAGGTCTATGATGATTGAACATGCGGCTTCAAGACCTCGCAACTGACCGCATATATAC